TCTTCTCCAATAAGTCTATAGCGATTTCTCTTAGCAAAGTTGATTTACCAGAACCTGTACCTGAAGTCCAAAGAGTAATTTCGCCAAAGCGCATCCCCTTTAGTTTATCATTTAATCCTTCCATATAGTCAGGATAAGGCACAGATTCAATTTCATTATACTTCTCAAGTTGATGCCATAATTGATCTTTAGTAAGTATCCCTGCAGGTGTATATTCTACTGAATCATAGATAGTCTTTAATACTTTATCAGGGTCTTTAATCCAAAGATCACTAGCATCTTTTTCGTTACTTTTAGCTATTTTAATTTTATCATAACCAATAATACGAGCCGCTTCTTTAGTAGCTTCTCTACCTGCATCATCGTTATCTAACCATAAAATAACTTCATTAAAGTTACGAATCCAATCACGCTCTTTAATAAGATCTTTAACGCTAGACGCAGATCTTAAAGAGACTACTGGATAGAAGGTTTTGTATTTTTTGAACCATGCTGATTGCACAGACATTGCGTCCAATTCACCTTCGGTGATGACGAGCCTGGGGCCACCAGAATACAATTGCTGTCCAAACAAGCCACCTCTAACTGTTCCGATTGAGGAAAAGTCTTTGGGGAGTCGTCTAACTTTGTATCCGCATAATTTGTCATCAGCATAAAAAGGATAGTAATGAGCGTCAATATTACCATCAAGATCGTAAGAAACTTTAACACCATAATGTTCAGCCACTTGAAGATAAACATTGCGCTCTTTAAAACCACGAGAAGGGTAATCATTCTGAACCTCCTGTAGTCTATTAGACCAGTCTTTTTTAATTTCTGGTTGTTCCATATAACCCTCTTTTGGGGCAAAAAAGTTAGATTTGCATGAAAAGCAAAAAGCAGAACCATCATCATAGATTTGTTTGGCATCACTGCTTCCGCACTTTTCACAAGGTTGATTACGAGTTATTATCTGTCCCATCGTCTTCTTTCATCGTATATTCTGCGATAAATTTACTAAGTTCATTTAATAACAGGTATAAGACTATTGCCATAACAGGATCAAATAGCTCATACCCACTAATATAACCAATTACTGCAAGGCATAAGCTGACAAGGCCAACAATATAACTAGCAGGGGCTGCGGGGTGTATTTTCATTTAATCCTCTTCTTAATCTTATTAACATAGCTTCTCGTTCGTTTAGTTAAGTCTTCTTTAGGAACAAAACGAATTGCAGCAATTTGTTTATTATAAAACTTATCACTTGTCATACATTCACAAACCATTTGAAGATAAGCTTCTGCATAGTAGAGTCCACCTTTTGTTTTATAAAGATCAACAATCTCAAAACTAAAGTTTTCTTTACCATACTTAGCAATATCTTTTTTGACATGACTAGAAGAGCCTACATAAGTTCTCCATGCCATTTCTTTTCCATAAGTTTTAGAACGCCTCTTACCGCCATGATAGAATTGCTTCTTACCGATATACAATGTATTATTTACCTTATTTTCAATAAGATAAAGAAATCCATTATATTGTTGCGGATCAAATTTATAAGGATAAGTCCAATGACCTTTATTCATACCATGTACACAATTCATTATAAACATCTCTATCTATTTTGAAGTAATCACCTATATGTCGCCATATATGGATTAACCTGCCATTAGCTATAAGATACTCATAACCTTTATCTTTGCCGTAGTAATCTGCATAAGCTGCACAAACAGTTTGTTTAAATTCTTTAGGGGTTTCATCCAATAACTTTTCAGCCTTTTTAGGACCAATTCCAGGAAGTCCTGGAATGTTATCGGTTGAATCCCCCATAAGAATTTGCTTCCAATAATGCCGATTAGCATCGTAATTGTTGACTTCATATAACTCACTCTTCCGAGGATTGTAATGTTTGCCTTCAATACAATCTAAATCTTTATCAACAGAAACAACAACAAAGTCTTTACCGCCTTTACGACAATCTTCTGACCAAGTTCGAACCATATCATCAGCTTCACAATAGTCAGTTAGTATACAATTTTCATACTCGTTTGCTATATCAGACTTCAAATCTAAGAACCATTCTGGTCTTGTTGATTTCGACTTACTGCGATTAGCTTTATACTCATCATATAAATCTACTCTGAAGTTGTCAGGGCCACCAAGGGCCATGACGTAGTCTTTTGCAAAGAGATCTTCATTGATAGCAGTAAATAACTCATCAAAGTTACTTCTTGCTTCTTTTTTGGTTTCTGCTTCCCAAATACTAATGTATAAGAGAACATCACCATCAATAATTGCTATCATAAATAGCTCCTTTAATTGTTCTTTAACGTCAGGTATTTTTTCCTGATAAAGTTCTTCGCTCTAACTTGTTGATATTACGCATCATTACTTTATCTAAACTAGCGCCTAATCCGCTAGCAATAATAGTAATATACCAAAGTACATCTCCAAGCTCGTCTAAAACATTTTCAGATGTTTCTGCCTCAATTACTTCTTCTACTTCTTCTCTTAAACCTTGAAACAAACTTTCATAATATCTATGTCCAGGTTTGTAAAAATCTAATGCCATTTTTTCATAAAGTTGACAATTCATATTCATAGTTATCTCCGAACTAGTCTAAATAACCCTTCAGGGCTGTTAATAGCAGCAGCAATGTCTTTCAACTGCTGCCATGTCATAACAATAACATCATATTCATTCTTATACTCTTGGTATTGCCGAACAAATACTACGTCATTATCTCCGATAATTACCTCAACATCTTCTTGGGAATCATCTTCAGACAATACTGTTATTACTGCTGAATCTTTTTCAAACTCTACTGAGTACAATGTTCACACTCCGCTTTAGCTTCCTTATAACCTTCTTCATGACCATTATCATAACCAGAGCTTTCACCATCTTGATGTCCATCCCAATAACCATCGTCATAAACTTCGTCTTTAATATCTCTCCATTCTTCTTCCCATTCGTATTTGTCTTTGTAGGGTTCAAGACTTTCTACGATGTCTTCTTCAACGGTTTCTATTTCAGACTTTAGCTTATAATCAATTTCCCAACCAAGAAGTTTGGCCTTTTCCCAAAATTCATCAAAAGCATTACGAATAAGAGTTTCACTAGGTATTGTTGGCATTATTTTCTCCTGTCATAATTTTTCTTTGTTCTTCACAAAGATCTTCAAACTTGTTAAATAACTGTTCAAACTTCCACTGATAAAGCTGTTGAATACCAAGAAGAGCATTCATAGTTTCATCAAGAGTAGGTTCTCTTTCACCATCTCCGATTTGTTTATAGATAACCTCTATATCATCACAAACTGCCCAGCAATTCATAATAAAAGGTTCTAATTCATAAACTCTCATGTTTACTCCTCATTTAAACAAAATTCACAAAAATCGCCTTTTGAGGGATTCCCACAGGATACACAAATACCTAACTGTTTAGCTAATTTGTCTACCTTTTCTTCTATTCGATTTAGAAGTTCGTTTACTTGTTCTGTTTGCGTCTTCTCGTTCTTTTGCACGATTACGTTCCTCTTTACTCATTGGGCGAATATGGTCTTGATACCAAACTTTAACTACCATATCACCATACTCTTTACCTTCTACATAGGGCAGTATTTTACCATTACGCAACTTAACTAAGCCTTTAGTCCTGTTGACCATTTATTTCATCCTTCTTATGCTTTGGTTTAGTTACCTTCTTTTTGTTAGGAATGACCTGTTGCCGATACTTAGGATTACTTAGGCTTTTAGCAACAGGGTTTATTTTATGAATTTTAGTGGACTTCATAGTAATCATTACCTATTTTACAGTCTCCACAAGTCATAATATTAATACCGACTTTTTTAGGTGCCTCTTCAAAGCACTCGATAATAATATCACGAGCTTGTTCTGCTTGATTTTCCTTTACCTCGACTGTATGTTCATCATGATAAAACAATAAATGTTTAAACTCAATACCTGCTGCATTAAGCTTTTCATCTATCATTTGAACTGTGTACTTCATAACTACTGCCTCGGCACCTTGAATAAGATAATTAAGAGATTTGTGTCTTTCATCTCTGCTTAACTTAATAGGACGACCATCAAGACCATAGATATAGCCTCTTGTTTCAATAGCTTTATTACACTTGTCTACAAGTTGAACTAGTTTGGGTAAAGCCCTTTTATATTTGGCAATAGCTTTCTTAGTTTCATTAACAGATTTGTTAATATAGCCACTAAGCTTTTGAGCGCCAGCACCATAAAGATAAGCAAAGATAAATCGCTTAGCTTCGTTTCTTGTACAGCCAATAATGTCTGCATTCATCTGATGAATATCACCTTCAAGTACTTGTTTGGTAAATTCAGGATCATTCATATAGTGTGCTAAAAGTCTTAACTGACAAGCAGCACTATCAGCACTAACCAACTTATACCCACGAGGAGAAACAAAAAGTCTACGAAATTCG